TGGGACACGATCAAGGCGACCTTCCTCAACGCCTGGAATGCGATCAAGGGCTATCTCGGCGGCGCGCCCGCTTGGCTGAAGGGAATCGGCACCGCGATGATGCAGGGGCTGTTGCTCGCCATCAATCCGATGGCGCTGGCCCGCAAGCTGATCTTGGTCGCGAAAAACGGCGTCGCCGCCTTCAAGAACTATCTTGGTATCAAGTCTCCCTCGCGTGTCTTCATGGCGATGGGCGAACATACGGGCGAAGGTCTGGCGCTGGGGATCGAGCGCAAGCGGGGCCGCGTCGCGGGCGCAGCGGGCAGGATGGCGGCGGGCGCCGCTGCGGCCGGTGCGCTTGCAATGGCACCCGCCCCGGGCGCCGCACGCCAAAGCACGGCGAATCAGGCAAGCCCCGCGGCGATCACGATCCATATTCACCAGATGCCCGGCGAGAATTCGGGCGATCTCGCGCGCCGCGTAGCCGACGAGCTCGAACGGCGTCAGGCGATCGCCGCGCGCGGCAGCTACAGGGACGACGTCTGATGGCGAGCCGCCCCATCCCCTCTCCCCGCGAGCTGATGACGCTGGGCATGTTCATTTTCGGGATGGACAGCGCAGCCTATCAGAACCTGCAGCGCAGCCGTTCGTGGCGTCACGCCCTCAGCGAACGGCACGACGCCCGCGATGCGGCGCAGTTCACCGGTCCCGGGCCGGAAACCATCGGCCTGTCGGGGCTGCTGGTACCCGAGCTCGGCGCGGACTTCGCGGCGATGGAAGTGCTTGCTGCGATGGCCGACACCGGCGATCACTTTCCGCTGATGGATGGGCTGGGCCGCATCCTTGGCCACTACCGCATCGTGAGGCTGGATGAAGACCACCTTACGATAATGGCAGGCGGCATTCCACGCCACATCGGCTTTCGCATCGAACTCGAACGTGGCCCGGATCAGCCAGTCGCGACCGAAGTGGACCCCGCAACATGACCGCCCGCAAGGCTGCCATCGCCCTTGCGGTGGAAGGCGGCGCGGATCTGGCCGAGAAGATCGATCCGCGCCTGGTCGGCCTTTCGCTGGTCGAAAAGCGCGAAGGCCAGGCCGATGAACTCGACGTGCGACTGCAGAATGCCGATGGTCGTCTGGCAATCCCCGATCCCGGCGTCGTGCTGACCCTGTCGATGGGCTGGCTATCGGGTGCCGATGTCGCGCTCGGGCTGTTCGACAAGGGGCGCTTCACGGTCGACGAAGTCGGCCAGGAAGGTCCGCCCGATGTCGTCACCTTTCGCGCGCGATCGGCGAACCTCACCGGCCTCTTGCGACAGCGGCGCACGAAGACCTGGAAGGACATCACGCTCGGCGCACTCCTGCATGAAATCGCCGCGCGCCATGGCAGCACCGCCCGCGTCGACGGTGCGCTCGCGGCGCTTCAGGTCGAGCCGATCGAGCAAGAAGGCAAGAGCGACGCCGCCTTCGTCGCCGATCTCGGGCGCCGCTACGATGCGATCGCTACGTGGAAGGGCGGCAAGCTGATTTTCCTGCCGATCGGCAAGTCAGCGACCGCCGATGGCACCGCTCTGGGCGCCCAGTTGCTGGTCAAACGCGATGGCTGGCGCTGGTCGTTCAATCGCGCCGATCGCGAGAATTACGATGGCGCTGCGGCGCAGTGGCAGGATCAGGATGCAGGGCGTCGTCGGACGGTCGAGGTCGGCGGCGACAACCGGCGCAAGCTGAAGCGGGTTTACGCGAGCGAAGCCGAGGCACGCCAGGCCGCCACCGCGGCGGCCGGGCGCGCGGCGCGCATGCCCTATCGCTTCACATACGATCTCGCGATCGCAGATCCCGCGCTGCAGCCTGACATGAAGGTCGCGCTGTCTGGCTGGGGCGACAGGATCGATGGCATCTCATGGCTCGTAGAGAGCGTTCGCACCGACTATTCGGCGCAGGGCATGGTTCAGTCGATCGAGCTCGAGAGCGCCTAACCGCCAATACGCTCGATCAATTCGCCAGCCTTCCGGATTGCGATCTGAATCTGGGTTTCGGTCAAGTTGCCGCATTCGGTCTGGAGTTGCTGACCGTCAAGGTCACCGGCCTCCATCGGATTCAATTCGACCAGCGCTGCGCGCCAAGCACAGCTGCTCACCTGATCGATCTGAACTGCGCCATCGCAACTGGAGCCGAGGCAAAAGGCGACGTTCCGCATCGCTTCGTAATCACCCTTCCATGCATTCGGCCAGTCTTGCCGCTCGAACGATACCTGCTGGGTCGCACAAAGCGCGGTTGAACAGACAGCTGCTGTCGGAGCGGGTGGCGCACCGGCAGGGAGGGCGATCGCCTCATAGGTCGCTTCGGCCTCGCGGGTAGCTGAATCGATCTCGGCTTTGCTATCTACTGCGTCTTCGACGACGCTAGTGTTCGTCTCGACAACGTCAGGTTTGACCTCTCCATCGCCGCCCGATGCGCAGAACGCGAGGCCCAGAATGGCAACCACCAGAAGGACCGCACAACCTATGCCCGTGGCGAGGGCATTCTTCCGCCTTTCTTTGACTTCCCCTTCGGTCAGAACATGGTGGCAATGCGGACACTTCGTTGCCAGCAGTGCGATGTCTTCGTGGCAAGCGGGGCACGGCAGCTTCATACTTTTCTCACGATGGCGACCACGCGCCCGATCACGAACAATTCGTCGTCGACAGCGCGATCTTCGGGCACGGATGGATTGTCGGACAGGATGGCGATGCTTCCATCGGGGCGCGGGCGCAGCCGCTTTACCATCCCCACGCCGCCGAAGCTGAAGGCCCATATCTGGTCGGCGATCCGTACCGTGTCGACACTGCGGTCGATCAGCATCTGGTCGTTCGATCCTATCGTCGGGGCCATGCTGTCACCAAGCCCATCCGCGATGACCAGGTCCTCGGCCTTCGCTTTCGTATAGCGTCGGATGAACGACAGCGGGAACGGTTCAAGCCGCGTTTCCGGGTCGACATCGTCGAGATAGGTCCCGCCCATCCCATAGGCCAGATCTATAACCGGGATTTCAAGGACGCGGTCATCGCGCGGCGCTGGTGAATAGCTGCGTCGCGGTTCTTGGAGGGCACCGGCCGGACCGGGATCGTCGGTTTCATCGAGCAGGAATTCCACCGATGTTCCCAACTCGCGAGCGATTGCAGCGACACCATTCGGATTACGCGTCAAACCCTGCTCAATACGATTGATGGTCGATTGAGGATGACCGGTTCGCCGCCCAAGCTCCGCTTGGGAAATATCCAGCCTTTGGCGCAATTCCGCCATCCGATCAGATCTGAACCCGGCCATGCCCGCTAGTTATCCACAAATGGGTGGCTTGGCGTTAGCCAATATTGGGTTGCGCAGTGACTATAATTTGGGTAGCTACCCATTCATGGATAACAGCCCCACCCGATACGAAGCCCTTTTGCTCTGCGTGAAGCGAGCCGGTTCGATCAGTCAGCTGGGTCGCGACTTGGAGATCCCCCAATCGACCATGTCGCGCATCGTCAACTCTTCGAAGCAGCTGCCTGCGGAGGATGGTAAAGTCATTCTCGCAGAACAGCTCTACGGCGTCTCTCGCCACGACCTGCGCCCCGACATCTACCCCCGCGAGACGATGGTCGATGCGCACGTTGGGCAGCGTTTCCAAGGCGTCGATCGCCATGCCGGGTCCCCTTTAGTTCGTACAAACGCTTCTACACGCCGCCCCGGCGCGCCGTCTTGTGAAGCTTCGCGCAAACATTTCACCCGCGTCGGTGCGGCATGAGCCTGCCCGTCGAGGAACAGCGGCAGGCCCGCGCCGTGCGTGAACTGATCGCCGCCGCCGGCGGGGTCGAAGCTGCGGAGCATGACTGCGGCAAGTCGAAATCGCTCTTCAGCGCGTACCAGTCGCCGAACGACCATCGCTCGATCACCCTGCGCGATATCGAAATCCTCGAAAGCCTCACGCACGGCAAGGCGGGGCATCCCATCGTGACCCGCTATCTCGCGCGTCAGGCGGGCTACATCCTTCTGCAGCGGCCCGACGTGCCCGCCGATCGCGGCACCATCCTCAACCTGCTCGCCAGGCAGGCCGAAGAACGCGGCCAGTGCGATCCAGAACTGATGCGCGCCTTGGCCGATGGGCAGATCGATGAAAAGGAAGCGCAGCGCCTGGTGCCCATGATGCGCCAACGGCTCGAAACCGATGCGCAGATGCTCGTGAAACTGGAAGCCATCGCAGAAGGTGTGGGAACATGAGCGCGGCGGGAGGGAACCTCACCAAAGCGCGTCCGATGATTGCCGCACCGCTGCAGTTTCGCTTGCGGCCGGGCGGGCGCAAGACGGGCAGCAGTTGCTTCATGCTTTGCCCGAAATGCGATGCGCCCGCCTTCATCCGAAGGTCGGAACGCATGAGCGAGCAGACGACGCACCTGACCTGCCACTGCACCGATTCCGGCTGCGGCCATATCTTCCGCGCCGACATCGTCTTCGTGCACACCTTGGTTGAAGGGAACATTGACCGGCCCGACCTGAACCTGCCGGTCTGCCCGCGCGATCAGGTGCAGCATGTCCGCCCCCCGCCGCACGGCGACAGCGACGACGAACCCGGTTTCTTCGATCCCGACCCGCAACCGCAGGGCGCCCGCAAGGACACCGGCTGACCGCCGATCACCGAACCGAACCGAAGGACACCGGCGGAGCGTGACTCCGCCGCAAGGGAGACTCACGCCATGCCCAGCGACAACGAACTGCGCCGATTGCGCGAAGCTATCACCCGCTTCTGCGTGGGCGTCGCGATCCTGAACATCGTCATTCTCTCCCACGCTCTGGTCGAATTCGCCACGCGATGAACCTCTCCGATGCCATCATTACCGCACTCAAGCGCGACTTCGGCTTCAAGAAGCAACGCGGCAAGTGGCTGCAGGAAGGGCTGTGCCCGCAATGCGGCAAGCGCGAAGCCTATTGCGCTGCCGAAGACCCCAAGATCGTTCGCTGCGGCCGGGCCGACCGATGCGGATGGGAAGACAGCGTCCGCAACCTGCTGCCCGACCTGTTCGAGGACTGGTCGAAGCGATTCCCGAAGACCGAGGAAAACCCGGACGCCGCTGCGGAAGCCTACCTGATCCACGAACGCGGGCTCGACATGCGCTTCCTGCGCGGCACCTTCAGCCAGGAAATCTACCAGGACCGCGATACGAACCAGACCTCGGCGACGATCCGTTTCCCGATTGGCGATTCCTGGTGGGAACGGATCATCGACAAGCCGGGGCGTTTTCCGAAGAAGGCGCACTTCAAATATGGCGGCAGCTGGTCGGGCCATTGCTGGACCCCCAAGGGGCTCGACATGGCTGCTCTCGCGCGCGCCGATCGGGTCTGGATAGCCGAGGGCATCTTCGACGCTGTCGCGCTCCACCAGGGTGCGCATCTGGCCGCTGTTTCGAACATGTCGGTCAACCCGTACCCCGAACACTTCCTCAAGGCTCTCGCCGACTACTGTCAGGCAGAAGGCATCGCCAAGCGGCCCGAGCTGGTCTTCGCCTTCGATGTCGGCGCCGCCGGTGTGTTCTTCACGAAGAAACATGTGAAGCGAGCGCGCGCCGAAGGCTGGAAGGCCTCCGCGGCGCAGGTTCGCCCTGATGGCGAGGGAACCAAGGTCGACTGGAACGACCTGCTGCTTCGCCATCAGTCATTCGACGGCAAGCCCGACAACGGCCCGCTCGGGCCGAAAGCAATCGAGCAATACCTGCACAACGGCGCGATCACGATTGCCGAGACGGCGATGCAGAAAGCGCGCCTGATCGTTGACCGCGCACAGGCATCGGCCAGGGCGATGACCAGCTTCGACATGCGGCACGACAACCGCATCTTCTGGGTCCGGGTCAAGGATGACGAAGACGGCGGAACGCAGATCAACCTGATCGAGATCGCGAACTGCGCCTTTCGCCTGCTCTACCGCGAACGAGACGAGAACGCCGACGAAACAACCTACTTCCTGAAGATCGACTTCCCCGATCGCGCTGGCGAGGTGAAGGCGCGGTTTTCTTCGGCAGCATGCGCCAATGCGGGCGAGTTCAAGAAGCGCCTCATGGCCTTCGCTGGCATGTGGTCGGGATCCGGCGAACAGCTCGACAGGATCATGAAGGCGCAGACCCGCCGCCTGAAGGTCGTCGAGCCTATCGGCTTCGTCGGCTATTCGCAGGCCCATCGGGCATGGGTTTTGGGCGATCTCGCGGTCCATCAGGGGCGCGTCCTGTCGGTCAATTCGGAGAATTACTTCGACGTCGGCAAGCACGCGGTGAAGCTGCGCAGTGCGGAGCGGATGCTGTCGATCGATTACGATCCCGACCAGCTCCGCTTCGACTGGCTCGAAGATGTCTGGACCGCGTACCGCACGCGCGGCCTGATCGCCCTCGCCTTCTGGGTCATGTCGGTTTTCGCTGTCCAGATACGCGAACGCCACAAGTCGCTGGGCTTCCTCGAAATCACCGGCCCGCCGGGCTCTGGCAAGTCGACCCTGATCGAATTCCTTTGGAAGCTGCTCGGGCGCGTCGGTTACGAAGGGTTCGATCCGAACAAGGCGACCCGCGCCTTCCTTGCCCGCTCGATGGTCAAGGTCGCGAACCTGCCGGTCGGCCTCATTGAAAGCGGGCGCGACGACGGCGGTCGCTCGCACGCGCGTCAGTTCGATCCGAACGAATTGCTTGTCCTCTACAACGGACGCTCCCCGCGCGGCATCGGGCGTAAATCAGGCGGCTTCGAGACCGAGGAACCGCCATTCCTCGGCTCGATCTACCTCATGCAGAACGAACGGATCGATGCGATTCCCGCCGTGCTGGAACGTCTGATGTCGATGGCGATCGACAAGTCCCTGTGGGGGCCGGGGACGAAGGAAGCCGCCCAGCGTCTCGAAAGCTGGCCGGTCGAGGACTGCAGCGGCACGATCGTCCATATCGCGCGCGAGGAAGCCAGCTTCCTCCCGTTCTTTTTCGACCGCTTCAAGCATCACGATGCAGACATGGGTCGGCGCGTCGAAGGCCTGACCAATGCCCGCCCGATCAAGTGCCACGCACAGCTGGCAGCCGCACTCGAAACCCTGCCGAAGCTCTTTCCGAACTGCCGTCAGGAATGGATTGAGGAAGCCATCGCCGAAGTCGACCGCATGGCGCTCGACCGGCAGCAATCGGCCGGCGGGGACCATCCCATCGTCGCCGATTTCTGGGAAAAGGTGGAATACCTGGTCGATCGAGAAAGCGGACACCCCG